GCTACACACACCTTCCTCTCGACTCTCGGACTGTTTATCCGAGCCTTATTTCTAAAGCACTATTATAAAGGGCGTGCTTCTGGAACTGTGTTCCGAAATGTTTCAGTCTCTTGCGAAACAGACGAATCAATGTCACCTCTGATTCGATTTCCTGAAAGATCATTTTGTTCTGGTCTTTCCAATCTTCTCCACCTTCTCCCGCAACGACGATTCAGCAGGTCCTACCGGGACTAGCCGTCCCTGGCACTGTCTGGCTCTGAGGATTTCAGCCTAAACTTATTCCTCGTAGCTGTTCAATTCCAGGTACTCGTTTTGCAGGTTCACCTACCGTAATTATATCAGTAAGTCTTACAACGACTGAATATAATTCGCTTTCACCACGTGTGGTGGCAAGTCATTTCCATGTGGAACGACATAGCCATCACCGAGCATAAGCGCTGCTCCCTTGAGAACAGAACCGATGGTGTCCCGGTTCTCCCAGGCTTTGCTTGCCATATGTTTGGCACCTTAAAGTAAGGTTTATGCAAAAGGCACCTTTGCATTGGGGTTCTATTCAACACCCTCCAACATACTTGGCAAAGCCGATTTCTTCTCCCTCACTGCCTTGAATAGGTTATTAGCAATAGGGTCTTTTGGATTTCCCCAAAACACCCCGTTGCCTTTAACATTCACCTAGAGTCCGAATTTGGCGTCTTCGCCCGTGGTTATATTCTTTGCCACGTCCATTAATATCACATAATTCACGAGCTCTCCGATGAAGTCGTTTGCCACAGGTTAAGCATCTCCAATAGTTTGGGTACAGAATACTAAATCGTGGTTCACAACTCCAGCTTTGAGAGTGAAATTAGGCTACATAACCTCTACATCACCTGCCATCTAAATCAGGTTTTGTAGAGACAACCCGTCCGTCATGTCCTCCTTGTTTGCTAGCTGGCCATACATTATTGTCCCCTTATAGTAAGATCCCACTAAGCTTGCTGCTGGTGTCAAAATATTAGCTGTCATTTCTGAAGCCCATACAAATCCTCCTGCTGAAAACGAAGTAAAATCAGAACCATAGAGTTCCTTCATGGTATAGCCGCTAGACAACTCATCAAAAAGAAAACGAGTTATCCAGGGTGTCTCAAGGTCTGCTGCCGTGATCTGTTTCACCACAAAACCTCCCAGTTTGTCTGATTGTGGGATTGCAAATGATTCCCCTGAGCCGTAGAAGGCCGTCAGACTTGGACACCACATTATTAAAGTGTATGGTGTCGTGCCCAGAGGCTAGTCCTCCCCGAGAAAGACATTAGCATCCGAAAAAGAATTTGAGACCGAAAAAGTATTGGTGGCGAGACTGGTTACATTCATCCCTGCCACATATGGAACATTGAACTTGCCTGGGTGATTTTTAGCTACTAGCTATTCGTCCCAAGCTGACATAACTGTGTCCAACTTTTCCACTATTTTCGGTTATCCCCTCGCGAATTTGGGCTTGTAAGGCTAATCCTGCCTATATGAAGCGTTATGACGTTTCGCCCTCGTCTATGGCTTCGGTTTTGCATTTAAAAGAGCCTGCTTCTCTAATTTTTAAAGAGTTATTTTCTCTAGCTATTTCAGCAGACTCTTGTCCTGCTTGTGGAGCTTACCCACATTGCGATTGGTTTCCTTTAGATCCATCCTGTTGTTTTTTAAATTGTAAAACCTAATCGCCTGGAGAAGCCTGACAACCAGTGCTCCCGCAATATATCGTACCCGAATTTAGTTGTGTAAAAAGAGAAAAAACAGTCAAACCTAAATATTAATTTGTGCTGCTCTCTGCTTTATACCCAGCCTTAGACGGTGTGTACGTATTCCCCTCTGCGAGTGCCCTCTTGATCAGGTATTGCATCTACTCCTCCGAAATCTTTGGCCTCTCTAACGCCTCCATCTACAGCGTCAGTAGGTCCTCGAGCAGTACTGAAACCTACTCGGATTGAATCCCCTCTAATATAGCCCTTCTGTGGAGATATGGATCCTTGAGAATGTGCTTGTTCGGCCCCGTGAACCACTACTTTGTACGTAGTGTCTTCATCGTATCTCTCGTTAGAACCCAGTTTGTTAGCGTGCCATCGCAGAAAGAAAGCTTTGAACAAAAATCAATTTCGTAAAACTTGCCTAACCTGATTTGATCTACGCATTGTCCCAAACCAACATTTTGAGGTGTTGTATCTCGTGTAGTTCGATCCAAGATCGCTTATTCTACACGCTCGGCGAGTTCTGGCCTAGTCCAGATGGCCACATCGTCCCCCGACGCTATTACAAAGAGCCTTTTGTCATTCCAAGGCTCTTACGAGATCCCTGCCGCAACTAGATAGTAGTAGACGTAACAAATCGATCTGAGAGTATTTCCAAGGGTTGTCTTGGTTGACAACCCAGAAAATGTGGTACCCCTTACGTCGAAATAGATATAATCCATCTCAGGTTTGGGTTAATCCCTCACAGACATGATATGCTTGTGGAACTACTTTCGTATGTGGTCCGGCCATCTCGGCGCGTCTACCCCTGGAAAATGGAGGAACACAACATTGTCACCCTATAACAAGGCCCTCATCATGTCCCCATGGATGCTATCGATGCTCTTCCCTGGTGGCATTGTCAAAGACTCGATGGTGTGTGCTAGGATGTCCCTAACAGTGCCCGACATCATTCTCCAGAACTTGTCATCGACACACTACATCAGTTATCTGAATTGAGAGCTATCAAAAGACTTGCCGTCCAATGAAATTGCCTTCCAATCCGATTCAATATTGGACCGAATTTTATCCAGTAGCTGACTAGTGGTCAATGAGTGTATGAACCCCGGCACGTGTTTCTTCAACCATTTAAAGAATGGCTGTTGAATAGCTTGCATGGGTCCAAATCCGTCCTTGGGTGGTACCATTATGCACCGTGTCCTTGACTTTTGGCCTTAGAGGAATCCGTTCACCTCTAGGATTGTGTCCGTATAGTATACCTCACCGGACTTGGGCATCATCAAAAAAGAACCGAGATAGTCTGTATATTTCTCGTCGTATATCATCCTGACGAGATTTTTCTCGTATAGATTCTTCTTTGACTCACTAAAGGATTCCTAGCCTTTAGGATAGTCGAGCATGCTGTAGTTATGGTCGACTGGATCGCCCTGGAGCTTTTGTGCCAGATGGCCGAAAAAGAGATCTGTCATTTAATCGAATGCCCGCAGATCTGCTTGTGCCGGACTCTAGCCTGAGCTCATTTGTCTGGCCCAACCTATTAGCTGATTTTGAACCCCATAATGCGACCAACAGAATTCTATAGTGGGATTGCCTGTGATGGTCGATATTACCTGGGATCCTGACCTCGAAGTGAACTTGCCATTCGAGCTAAGACGGGCTGGGACTATTTTGTTTTTCTCAAAAACGTAAGGCTCAGTCAGTTGATCAACGTATTTGATGACTGCCCTAGTCTGGGCCTCGTATTCATCAATGTCGGTGATGCAACTTGGATTCGGGTGTAAGAGTACTTCGAAATCCATCGTCTTATGCTTATAATAGCTTTTGTGTTCTACGACGTTAGGATTATCAGCGAGGTTGAGCTTGTCGTCTTTGATGCGGATCTTCATCTTCTTAGGCTTTTCTCTGACCTCCTCATAGATTTTGAGGACAGCTTTGTAGTCTGATGCCGCTTGAGAGCACTCGTTCCAGCCTTGTAGGCCCCTGACAACCTTGAAGTCGCTCTTAATCTTCGCGACAGTGAAGTCGCTCCAGATTTCTGCGACGGGTGAGGCATCTTCCTCTATTATCTCCTAATCCTTCCTCTTCTTAGCTGCCCTTTCTCTGTACCGTTTTCGTTTTAGACGCTTGCTCTCAGATGGCAGCATTTTTGATTTGTGGTCTCGTCCACTGTTAGCTTTTGTGCTATTCATCACGGATTTTTTTTCGGCAGTTTTTCTTCTGCACTATTTCGGGGCCTGTACAACCTTCTTCTTTAATAAGAATTAGGATTGTCCATTGTCCCTTTTGCAAGAATCAATCTGAGGATCATCTCGCTTTGTGTTTTTGGACAGGTTCTCTCCTGTTACAATGGGCTGATTCAACTCTGTCAGCCCCATTGGTTTTTGTTCAGTCAGGTTATCTCCTGCTAATTCACCGGATCCCTCGATGCTGGGCTAAATCACCTCTACCAGCCCTTTTGGTTTTTGTTCAATCAGGTCCTCTCCTGCTATACCACTGGCTTCCACTTTAGCGCCTTCCTCTCTAGCGCCTTTCTTGCCACAGAAAATCAGCATCTCATGTTCGGTATTGTTGACCTCACTAGTGATGAACTGACTCCCAAGGAAGTAGCGATTGGCATGTGCTCTAGCCGTGAGATTGTTGGGTTTAAACCACAGATAAGTAGCCCTTTAATCCAACTATACAGTCGGAGGTAAAAAGACTCTCGTCTAGAGTTAATAATTCCACCACTCCCAGACATTAACACGAGTTTTCTCGACGTCTTTGCATAAAGAATATAGTGTAAACAAATGTTCTTCATCGTGGATGTTGAATTGTTTACAATGCGTGATTGCATTTAAAAACTTTATGGAGTCGTCATTGACCCATGCTTCCGCAAAGCCTCCCATCATCGTCCCCCCTGTCTTTGTGACAGCCAATTTGGCAGCGAGCTGATCCAGATACGTCCTCTATATCGAGCGCATAGTTGTGTATCCGAACTTTGGGGCTGGCTTAATCTTCAAATCCCTAGCTAACCTGAAATCGAAAAAGATGGAGTACCATCCATAATCGATTTTAAAAGTTGGCTAAGGGTAAGAGACCAAATCGTGGCTATATGCTGTTCCTGATCCCCTGCTATTGAACGAGACTCTCGCGTCGCCGGTAATCATATAAGTACCCTCCCTGAAGGGTAGGACATACTTTCCCGGTAATTAGAAGAAATCTCCTCCGACAACATGGACGAAAGAGTTGTCACCGTCCTCCAATGGCTCCCATCCAGCCAGGTAATAGTGCACATCAAACAACTGGTAAAACACTCTAGAGTGCATACTTTATATCTGATATTCATCCCTAGTAAGGCCCGCTGTTTGTAACACGAAGTCTTCGTATTCCTAGATTGTGCCTTTATAGAGAGAATGTGTACCATATCCCGGCTTCCATTGGTGTTCCCTGATCGCTTGCTAATTTTGAGAGTGATACTAGCGATCATATACTGTGTCATTCGGTCTGACCGCTACATGAGTCACATGTGCTATCCTTCTCAGCTACTCTATGACTTCAAGTGGGACCACTCCGTTTGCCTACAGCAAATTGAGGAACCTCAGATTCCTGACATCATTAGTCAGGTTTGGGACTTGAGTTACCAAGAAATATGCATTCTCGAAATCAACCATCCCTCTCTGGTACGCCTACCTATCCCTTAGCGGTGCGTTATCCGCCGGCTTGCTGACCAGATCAGCATAATTCCAGGCCGTCAATTTGTCGAGTCTTGTGACTGTTTGCCTGTACTTGTCCCCCACACCTATGACCGTTATATCCCTTCTATCATCCACAGAGGCAGCGGAAATCATCTATAATGATTAAGCCTGTCCAAGATTGATTGCTGTTCTTAGATTGGCATGGCCGCCACCAGTGTGTGTCCCCTACTTTAGGACAGAAGGGTGGAGATCGACTCCATAGGCCCCAAATACTTTCATTTGGTCTGGGGAAAGTGGGCCTCCCGGAATGACAGTACATCTCCCTGGTCTGGCATTTATTCCGTCAAACTTGGCAGGCCTGACCAACATTTGTGTGTTCTTTTGGTCCTTTAGCGCGTTTGCATGAAAAGTTTGAGGGGCAGTAGTGTGGATGCTAGCGATCAGTTCAGGTGTCAATTCCGAAGCTGCCTTCCTCGAGATCTCCTTTGGTGCGAAGTCCTAGACCCTGAATGTTCGGAAGTATGTGGTGTTAGTCTTTCCACAAAAAACTCTATCGGAGTTCTCTTCCTTGGCATCATGAGAAGTAACTACATCGTAGCATTGTACCTACTTCCTCTCGGTGGCTCTAAACCACCTAGGGTGTTTAGCTTTCTGTAACGAAGCCAATATTCTGAACCCGTTGATGCTTTGAGGAATTGGTACCAAGGCTTCCTCATCAGCCTGAATATTGAGCCTGTACTGCATGACGAATAGAGCGATCATGGAATCTGATTCATGCTCCAACGGCAAGTTTGATGCTATCGAGTCTATTATTTTCCTCGTTTGATACATCGTCCTGCTGTGTCCACAGTCTTGGCCCTGAGAATTGGGTTAAGCCTTCTTACCCTTCTTTTTCACCTCCTACTTCAGAGCGGCGTTCTGTTACTTCAATTTATCAACGACGTTGCCTAGCTTAGTCGCCTTCTTCAAAGCCTTCGACCTCTCTGACCTGGTCACTACATTAGTGACTACATCATCCTTCAGAGAGAATGATTGATCCAGCTCCCTATATGAGTAGTACTTATGACTCCTGGTCTTCTTGCTGACCGCCAAAGAGACATGGCAATCAGATAGAATGAACCTGGGAGTCAATGGGTATCCACCTAATTCTGAATCGTCCACCTGGCTCTCCTCAATCGACTCGAGAGCTTATTGGAATTCAGCCAACGTGCTGACTCCGATATTGAGTCTTCTTGCGACTCTTTGGATCGTTGTACGATCATGCCCCCTATTACCTCTCTGGTTACCCTCACCCGGTTGAGAGATTGCTAATGCCATCGCGTAAGCTTGTTCAGCAGCATCTGGATGGTCGTGCTCCTTATATGCCAACTGGGCGGCAGCTCCAAAGAAGCAGAGCGAGGGGGGGCCTGATAATATGTCGATCTTTCCCCCGGGGCTAGTCCAAGAGCAACCGGCTTTCTTGATCTTATGAAAGTCCATTCGGTATGCTGTAGTCATCATCGTGACCTCGAACTGCCCTTATAATGGCTGAAACTCTTAGAAATAAGCCCCCTCTGGAGCCCTCTTCAATAGAGATGCAGCCATTTCATCTCTATCAAAATTAATCCCCCTTCCACAGAAAATGACTGACTTATCGCCAGTTACCATGAACAATCTGTGGACGAGACCGGCCTGTCTAACGATGATCGCGGTCTCTTATGCCTCCGAGCCCCATCTTGGATAACCTGCATTCATCGCGAGGTCGTATAGGGCCCAGAAGTCTGGTTCTGGGTCTAAGACTTAGACACTCCACGAATCTGAATTATTTTTGTCCAGATATATTTCACGGAATGACGGCGTCTCACACCTGAGTCTAGCTAGAATCTTCTCGACTCCGCCTTCGACTTAAAATAGAGTCTCCAAATACTCTTACTCCATAGCATCAAGAAGGTCCCCGATGCATTACTCCCCGCGCTTATTTTGCTCAAACGTGGCATCCATCATGAAGTAGATGATCACGCGAGCGAGGACTTCGTTGCAAAGACGTAATCTGTACGTCAGCTCATATGGGATGTATTGCCAATAATTATCCCGGATGAGTTGCTCCATATCCTCATACTCGATACTCGATCTTGCGAGCATCTTAATTTCTTGCTTAGTAAACTGATAGTCTTACATAGTTCAAGAGAGTTAT